TCTCGACTAATGGTCGGTTCAACCGATGTCTTTAAGTTTGAATAATGCTCCCGACCTTCGGGTGTGGAAAAATTGATTTCACCGGATGCGGTCGCGTCAGCAAGATATTCAGTGAATTTGTCATATGTACTGCTTGATGACAACTGATCGTCCAATGCTTTCTTTCGCTGCGTCTGCTCAAACTGGAACTGCGTTTTAAGCATGTCCATGCGCTTGCCCGCCATCGCATTATTGACAGCACTATTCCAGATCGCCTGTCCCGCTCTTACCCCACTCGCAAATGCTGATCCTGCGCTCATATTTTATTCCTCAATCGTCATCATCCCCACCCAACCAGTTGGTCGCCAGTTTGGTGCCAAACGCTCCCCCAAGTCCGCCCGCCGCCATGCCGAGTAATTGTGTGCCAATAGGTTGCTGCTGTGCGGCGAAGTTCATCCGCTGATTGTAAGTGTTCATCGCCCATTGCTGGCCTTGCGCCCCCGCACTGGGATCAACGGTCAGTCCTTGATTGATTCCCATCGGGTTGAACGGACTTGCGCCTTGCTGCGCCCCACTCAATTGACCAAACTGGGCGACCGGCGTTGCTCCGCTCAGGAAACTGGCAGCATTGGCCAGTCGTTGCTGTCGCATCCGCCAGGCCGCGTCTCCCACCGTTAACGCCTCGGCTGCCGCAGCACCCGATCCCAGGATGTTGCCCCGGGCAACCTGCGCCGCCTGCTCCGCCTCGGTCACCTCACGCCTCATGCCCGGTGCCAGTTCATAGCCCCGTTCCAGATCGGCCAATGCCTCCTGGCCCATGCGCTCGCGAATCGCCGCACCTGTCGGATCAGTCGCCTCCAGTTCTCTTTTGCGTTGGGCGACAAAATCCAGCCCGTACTTCTTCTGGACGTCCAGCATCGTCTTGGCCATGAAATCGGCTGCCTCCGCCCCAAACTCCATCTCCTCCCGGGTAGCGTCCACATCCGAATAACCGGCAAAGTCGTAGGTGATATCCTTCACCCCGGTCTTGTTGCCTTCCTTGTCAAAGATCGGCACCTGGACATCTATCTTCTTTCCGAACTTCGCCGCATTGGCTACCAGTTTCTGGATGCCAAGCGTCTCCAAGTTCGCCCACACTCCCGCCTCATTCGCCCCGGCAATGCTGGGGGGATCCGGTTGGTCTCCTGAATACATTCCCATAATTAAAATTCCTCCTTCAAGAATAATTCCCGAACTTTCAAACTTATATCTCTCAAGTGATTATTTCCTCCCGTGATGTACGCCACCACAAATGCCAACTCAGTCAACTGATCTCGTATCACCAAAGCATAATTTTTTCTCGTCCTGTCTTTCCCCATCCATTCGTTGGAATCAATCCACGCATTCAGACTGGTCACATGCAACGGCAGCAACGCCGGTTTGTTCGCGTCAAAAAATGCGTTGTTGGGCAAATCGACCAACAACAACTGCGCCAGGTTGTAACTGTTCTCGCGCACCCACTTCTTCGGTTCATCCACCAGGTCATCAATCAAACGCGCCGACCGGGCGATGATCGAAAGATAACCCCAGGCATCCGCCTTTCCGTTGGCGCATAATCTCATGGCTTCATGTACTTTCGCATCATAGGTCACGATTCCACCCCCACACTGTTAATGAACCCGCCCGCATGGATGGATCGCAGTGCCAGGTATTTGCTGTCAGTTCCCGCCTGGGCGGATTGTCTGAAATTAAATTGTAACTCGCGAAATTCCGGGTAGTGCGTCATCGAATAACGGAACCGCGTGACGGCACCACTGCCAAGCGTCGATGGCAGCGTGAATGTCAATCGTAACTCACCCGAACCGGTGTCCAGTTCATCCGCCAAATTGTCACTCGACTCATTGTCCAGCAACACGCCGATGTCGATGACCGCATCACTCCGGTCAAACTCGAACTCGGCAAACTCCACATCCTTCGATGTCATCTGCTCACCAAACGTGAATGCGCGGGTGGTCGCCTCCCAGCCGGTGTCCATATACCGAAACGCCTCAAGATTGGCATCACCGTTACCGGCGTGACTGGGGGTAATTGTCGGAACAGATGTATACCCGCTCCCGGTGTTGGTTACCGTAACCGAATCAATCACCCCGCCACTCACCGTGTAAGTTCCCGCGAAACTCGATCCACCTCCGCCTGTCGGGACCAGTGTTCCCGCTGAATAACCGGTTCCCCCCGCTTTAATCCGAACATCGTCAACCCCGGTTGCGGTTCTTATTCTGTCCTGGTAGTCCGTATCAACCAGGTTGATGTCCTCCACAAAATCGCGGAACTGCAACGGGTTGCCGATCTTGTCCAGGCTGATCAAAAACGGCTTGCCGCCGCTGAACTGCGTCACCGCATAATCAACCGGATTGATGTAACTCGACTCCACCCCAGCAGCAACCGTCACATCACCCCGCCACACGCCCATCCACGATTGCGTGTTGGTGTTGTAAACGATGGAGGTGTCGTTAGTTGTACTTGCGCCAGTCGGAAAACTGAGAATGTAACGTCCGTTCCACCAGGTTGCGGTCGCAAGCTCGGCCTGCGCCCAGTTGATGGAATCAATCACATCCTGGATCGGGTAACTAATGATTCCGACATCAGACGCAATCATGTTCTCCTCCATCGTCCTTCTGATCGAGCGAACACCCGTCCGACTTAAATAATACAAATCCTCGCCCACCTGGGCAATCGAGCCATGACTCAAACAACCACTCGATGTCGAGATGGTGCGAATACTGAACGTGCTGGCTGCCGGGACGGTCGGGCTTGCAGTCGCAGGCACCGGGTTGGTGTCGATGACGTAGCAACTGTTCTTGCAGAACACCACCACATTGAACCCAACCCAACTCGCCAGGCCAGTGATCGGATCACCCAAACCAACCTTGAATGCGTTGGCAGCCGGGAAGATAGCTGGGAATGCCGGGGTAATGACCGCGTTCCCATCTCCCGCGTGACTTACGACAATCGTCGGCAGACTGGTATAACCTGTTCCAACATTTGTGATGGTGACTGTATCTATCGTGCCACTACCGTCCACCGTATAGGTGCCAGCAAAACTTGATCCTCCTCCGCCAGTCGCACTGAGTGTTCCTGCCGTATAGGTTGCGCCTCCGTTGGTGATGGTCAGTGATCCAATCGTAGTTGGCACTGCCGGGAGAATATCCGAAACATAAACCTGGTTGTCACTCGGCTGAACCGCGAAAATCCTAAAACCGTTATTGACCAAAAACTTGGAACTGCTTGGCCCATCATAAAATTCGGTAACCACCCACGCCGAACCAGACCACGCCACCTGTCCAATGCGGTCATTACCCGAGTGGCTTGCGTAAAATAACTTATCCGCCACCTGGCAGTTGTCCACCTGGGCGGTTGTGCTATTTACCCGCTGGTTTTCCGAATCAACCGTGGCAGCCGTTCCACTTGAGTTGATTACATAAATTCTGCCATTAACAAACGCAACCAATGACTCTTTCGCGTCCGTATCGAAATAGGCCAAGCCTTGGGTGTTGGTATCAACCCCGGTATTGGTGGCAACCAAATCCGAAAACCGATGGAACCCGCGCCGGGATTTCAGTATGCCGTTCTTTTCGGTGTCCAGGTCTTTGAGAGATTCGGCCTGGCTCTCGTTGAGGAGGTTCTCGCGGAAGTTGCTTATCTGCCCGCCAACGAAACTCGCCTGACGGTCGTACTGAACCGCATCGTCGAGTCCATCGTTATAATAAACAGGCATTTAAAATCCGAAGTCATTTCGAGTATAGCCCATCCCATACACATCGGGGATGAGTCTGACTTCCTTCGCACTCTGGTTGTTCTCCTGGTCACGCGCCACCTGCATCAGACTGTTCGCCTGCTGGATCTCCAACTGCGCCTTCCCAAACTGCCGCGACCGTTTCAACATGTCGCCGGTCGCAAAATGAATCAGGACATTATCGATGCCACCGACCATCGGGGTGTCGTAATTGCTGACCATCGGCCTGATCTTTTTCTTCCCAACGATGTACAGGTTCACCGGACTGCTCGCATCATACTTGGGTCGTTCAAAAAACTTCACTCTCTGAAATTTGCTGACATTCTCCCATTCAGGCCAAAAGAAGTAATCATCGGTGACAAGCGGATTCCGCACCTGCACATACCCGGTGGTGGTTTCTTTGCTGAGACTGTGAACTGCCGACCAGGACTCGGTGGTGGTCACACTGCTTGCCAGCGTCACGGTCTCTTTCTGCATGGTGAGTTCCTGTCCCGATATCTCACCAACAATCGTGATTTGCTTACCGTTGTCCGCACTGTCGCTGGACATAAATTCAATAGCACCGTAATTAGGATTAAAATTGATCCCCGAACTATCAATAACACTAAACTGAGCAGAGTCCGCATCGGCCTTGAAACTGTCCGGGTGGGTCATGAACTGCGTGCTCAACTGGGGCGGCAATAGGTTCGCCTGGTTGTACCTCACACCAAGAATCGTCTCGAATTGTTGCGGACAGACCATCTCGTCCGCCCAGGAGTCCGCAATCGCGGTGGCAGTCGCCCCGGTTCC